ATTAGGTCTGCCATCTACAGTTGTAACATCAGCAAACTCTTGGAATACCTGACTCCATCTGTTCTGTGATACCACCATCGTGATCTCATCGGTGATACGTAGACCAAACTTACTAATGAATTCAGATGGTGATCCAAATCCCTCAACATTAATCAATAGCATCTCAATCATGTATTGAGTATTAAACTCGGAATACAAAATATCATCTAGTGCTACATCTTTAATCATCTTCCGAGGAAGATAGTAGACATCACTACCAAACAATCTAATTTGCTCATCCACTAAACTTTGGATAAGTGATTGCTCTGTACTGACACCACCGTGTTGAGGAAAGTAAATACTTTTCATCCGATCATATCCATTGGGGGAAGTTCATAGTAAGAAGAACTCTTCGCCATGAGAGCATCAATTTCTTTTTGTGCATCCTCAAACAACTGTCTACCATTGAGTGATACACCACCAGGTAGTTGTACGTTGTTAAACTTGATTAGGTTCTGACCCCACTGTCTCTTGATCAGTGCAGTTAGATATTGCTTGACAAAACTATCGTTATAGACTTGACTAAAATCATCTGGATTGAGATAACGTTGACAATCAATCAACAAATAATTACCTTCAATCATTCTTGCTTTATCAATATCAAGATACAACCTGTCTGATCTTTGATTAAATCTAAACTGAACCAATGATCCAGTCTGGACAATCATGTCAAGTGTCTCAAAATATTGCTTGAGCATATAGTAATTTGACATATCAAAATTACCAAAAGCAAATCCTGATGAGAACGAAAAGATGTCCATCAGGAAGTATTGGTTATTCATACCAAAGAGATTGTTTCTCGCAAAGTTAGATGAGATACCCATCACTTTAGAGATGCCAACTATATGTTCTGGAATTTCAATAAAGTTCTTTCTAGTCAACCAGGTAGATGCATCAGGAGCTGGTGTTGATGACGTTTCATCAGCACTATCAAAACGTGTTACATCGTCTGCTGTAATCTCATGTTTGAGATACATTTGTTCAACGCCATCAAAATGACGCTCTCTATAGTATTGGAAAGCATCATCAATCAAGTCATCCAGTTGATCATCATCTACGTTAATTTCAAGAACTGGATGACCGAGACGCCTCAAACAATAATCTTTGAGTTCTTGTCTACTTGAGGGTTCTGCCATTAGTTACTCCTTATGCCTGTGCTTCAGACCAACGAATGTTAATCGTCGCATTAACTGCGCTACCAGAAGTTAGATAAGCGTTGATCGCTAGTACGTCTGGACCGTTGGGGAATGTACCTCTACCACCGATAGGAGTGTTAGTAAGTTCCTTCAGTTCTGATAGATCGATGTTATCTCTGGAACCAGGTGCTGCAGTGAATGCAAAGACCTGCTCTCCAGGAGTTGCTGCACCAGTTAGAGGTGCGAACACATAGGTAGAAGATCCTGCAGAACCAGCTCTAGTTCTGTCAGAGAACTGAACCCAGGTCGTACTACTATTTCTTCTAAAGATGTTAGCAACAGTAGTTCCTCCTCTCAAGTCACCACCAGTTACCTCAAAACCAATCTGCACACCAGAGATGTCAGAGGTATTAAAGAAGACATAGTTGGAATTATAGTTTTGTGTGCCAGCGTTTGATGCTGAAACTGGAGAGATACCACCGATGAATGTGATATCACCACCAGATGCAATCTGTGCGAACGATGGTTGTCCACCAGAACCACCTGTATTCAGACCTGCCCAGGTAACATCGTTTGGATCGGTTGGATAGTTTTTAGGATTAAGAACACCCTCAATAATGATACCTTGCGAACTTGATCCACCCTGTGCAGTAATCTCAATGTTCTTGAGTAGCAACTGTGCTCGGTTGATTAGTTCTCTCTCACCTAGGTCACCAGTGATAGCATTAGAAACACTAGGAGATAGTCTGATCAAGAAGATTGTAGACTTGGTAGTTGTAAGTTCAACTTCTTTTTCTTGGTAGTTGAATAGGTATCCACGATCTTCATCGAATCCACCATCAGTTAGGAATGCAGAACCCCAGTGATTAATCTGTGGTGTTGCTGTGTTTGATAGTAGAATAACACCAGTGTTTTCTGCGTGTTGTGCAGCACTACCTGCTTTGTATGTTCTTTGAGAACCTGCAGCAAAGTTAGTGTAATTTGCAGATCTAGTAAGACCTGTTAGATTATTAGTTGCTCTATTAGTGTATCTTACAATTTCATTATTGATTAATAGAGTTCCGTTGTTGGGGAACAAAGATGCATCTTTAAGTGCAATCGTATCAAGTTCTGTATCAGCCAATTGAGTTGCTAGTCTACCTTTAGCACCTTCGTTAATGACCTCATAACGAACTGGTAGGTTACCAGAACGCATGAATGCTTCGTTGTTTCTGTTGTTGTTCTTCAGTCTGTGGCAGAATGTGAAGTTACCAGCGGGACCTCTGAACATCCAGTCAATGAATCCAGCACCATACCAGGTGTATTGGAATCCAATCATCTGCATCCTGTTGATTTGGATGTCATATCCAGACTTACCAGTTCCATCACATCTATCAATGTTCCACTGATTTTGTGGGATAATAATTTCTTTAGTCAGTGCTGCTTTGACGTTAACTGCATTAGAAACTCCTCTAAAGTCTGGGTTCATATACAGTCTAGTGTTGTTATCAATTTTGGTGATAACGTGAGACATACCACGAACGACAATTCTGTCACCAACAGATAACTGTTCAGTAAACTTGGTGTTAGTTCCAGTAAGTTCGTTAGAGTCTGAAGTTGCTGTTACTACACCAGCAATCTGGAATGTAGAAGATCTCAATCCGACAGCAATGTTAGATCCGTCATACTGGAAGAAGATACCATTCTGATCATCAAATGCACCAGCACGAACCGTAGCACCCTGCCATCTATACAGAGCAACAACTGGCTGATCGCCAAATGCTGCTGATGTAGATGCTAGGTTATTCTGTGCAAGAACAGTAAATGTAATTTCATCAATAACCGACGCTACAGTGTAGTGATCATTATATCCTGCTGTGGTCAAACCAACTAGCTGAACTTCTGCACCAACCTGTAGACCGTGATTAAGGTCATCAGTAACACAAGTAATGATACTACCAATTGAAGTTCCATCAGCATCCACACTTCTCAAGTCGTAAGAAGGTGCGAACAAAGCACCAGTGGTATACATGATACCTTTACCAGACTGATATCTGATATACTTCTTGGATTGACGAACTGCTTGTGCGCCGTGTGCAGGAGAACCTGTACCCAACTGAACACCACCATCAAATGGTCTGTGTGTATAGAATGAATCAGTTCTTGGATATACAGAACCAACAATACCGCTTTCGGTAACAGTACCAGTTGTTCTTGCTGTATAAGTAAAGTTGTCTAGACCAGGTACTTCATCTACAAAGAATGGTCCAGATGCTAGATCATGACCAGGAGAGTTAGATGTAATTGATACCAGAATCGTGTCGCCAGGTACTAGACCATGGTTAGTTGAAAATGTTACATTAATCTTCGCAATAGCGGAGTATGTAACTGTGGTTCCATTTCCTACAGTGCTTGTGGTAGGAGCACTCAAAGATACTGCTTTGAAGAATGCAATTGTATCTCCAGAAACTGGAGTACCAGATGCCGTAACCTCTGTAATAGTTCCTGCAACGTCAACATTACTGACGGTAATCGTCATGTCATTTGTAGTTGGAGAACCACCTAGAGAAGCACCAGAAATTGAGAATTGATATCCAATTTTGTATCCAGTACCACCATTAGTAATTTCTGGTGAATAACTACCCGAAGAAATTCTCGGTGTGAACGTTGCATTAAATGCCGTTGGGTTAGCAGTATAGTTTATATACGTTTGATTACCGTCCCAAGGCGTACCAGCAAGAGTGATACCAGTAATGCCACCTTGTGCATCAACTGTTTGTACTGTAATGGTTAGATCATTGACCCCAGCTGTTCCACCAAGAACATCACCATTAATAACGATGTCGTCTAGGTTGGCATAGTTCTGACCAGGGTTTCCAATAGTAACATTGTATGCAGGAGTTGTGCTGGCGCTGAAGTTGGGGGTTACATTATTTGTAACCATTGTTTGTGTATCAGCTGCGTTACCACCAGCATCTTCTGTAAGAACAGAAAGTGTAAATGAAGTTCCTGGGGACAATGCGGTAATATCTAAACTACCACTAGTTGATCCACTAGCCGCATAAACAACTGAAGACGCATTGACTAAACCAATCAATGCATTTCTAACTGCTGTAGTGGTATCACCTGCTAAAGCTGTGTATGTAAAGTCTGTAGTACCATTAAGAGTAATCTTGAATGTATCATCAACTTCGACTGTACCACCAATGATGACCTCATCTACCTGTGCAGTATTCTGACCAGCACCAACTCTTTCAATTTGGAATCCAGCATTGATACCAGATCCAGTTGTGGATGACTGTTCAACACCGTTGTATGTTTGACTGGAAGGAACCGCAGTACCAGTAACATTAAATGTATCAATACCTCCCGAAGCAGTAACACCAGTGATGTGAATGTTGAGATCATTTGTTGGCGATGTACCACCAAGTGCATTACCATAGATGACCAGATCTTCTCCTACAGCAAAATCAATACCCGCTCGGGTTTGTGAATTAGATGGAGTACCTGAAAAATTGATAGATGTGATGACACCAAAAGCATCGACACCAGCAATAGTAATAGTAAGATCGTTAGTAGTATCATCACCACCTAGTGAAGAACCAGGAATGACAATTGTTTCTGTAGCAGAATATCCACTACCAGCATTAGCAGGGAATACATTCTGATATGAAGGGGATGCACCACCAATCCTTTCTACGGTAAACGTTGCCCCTGATCCTAGACCAGAGTATGCACCAGTGTTAACACTATTATAAAAGTTTTGTGGGTTTACAATTACGGTGCTATAAGCACCGTCTGTTCTTGTGATATCAAAGGATGCGCCACTACCATTACCAAAGTTAAGACCTGCAGCTGCAATTGGTTGAGATACAAAACTGTTACCAGTTTTATTTACAGTATATGGAGCAGATAGAGTAACTACATTGCCATTAATATTAGTAACAAAAACTGTTTCACCAGCTCCATTGTCTAGACCAGCACCAACCTCAATGTTTGCAGTATCATTGAAAGTAATTTCAGATACTGGAGCAGTGAATGAATCAGTAATGTTTAGTGTTGCATTAGTATCAACAACAGCAGTTACCTGGGTGCCTGTTGCAATACCTGTGCCTCCAAGAGGAGCACCAATCGGTGGCAATACAGAAACTGCTGATACACCAAGTTTAGTAGCACCTTGAGTAGCAGATCCTCTAGTTGCGAAGTTACCACTAGCACCCTGTGTTACTACAGTAAACGTTGGGCTTGTACCGATTGCAGCGCCAGTGTAGAAACCTGCTTGCTTCAGGATTGTGAATGAAGATTTTAGTGCAGTAGCAGGTGTTGTACCTACTTTTGCTTTGGCATAATAAGTAAACTGTGTTGCTGATGGAACAGAGTCGATAATAAATGAACCCTCTGCTTTAGCAAAACCTGGAACAGCATCATCGAGACCTTTGATAGAGATAGGATCTCCAACAACCAAACCATGATCTAGAGTTGAATCAATAGTAATTTTAGAAGGACCAATTGAACCAGAACCAGAAGATGCATCGGTCGTTACACTTTCGATACCGATATCAGATCCAGGAACTTCGTAGATAGAAGGATAACCACGTAGCAAGTCAAGAGACTGCCACTTGGTGGGTTGGATGCCATACTCAAAGTCAGCGTCAAGCATCGATTGAGGTGTTGCCATCCTCATACGTTCGATAGCATCAGTACCGAAGTCGTATGGTCTAGTTCTCTGTTCTTCTGCTTCGACAAAAATTAGAATCTTGTCAGATGCAAAATGCGAAGAAGTATCATACAAAAATGTAATGGTAGTTACACCATTAGACAATGTGTTACTGTATGGAAAATCAGGATCTGATCCATCTGTTGTTGATGTAAAATCAACTGAAACTGGTAGTGATGGATCACTAAAATTATATAAGAAAATGTTTTTAGTAGCGTTACTGATGATCAAAATTTGATCAACATCTACCTTGTCAAGAATCTTTAGCGTACCTGCACCAGCAATTCCTGGGGAGAATACATAGTCTCTAATTTGTCTTTTTGCCATTTATAAACTCCGTATTATCCTAATGCGATAGAGAATGCTACAACCTTACTATCAACGTACTTGCGATTTGCAGCGTCCGTTGCGGCAGCAGGATCTGCCAGATTCGTTACTTTATTATTTAGAAGATTCAGATCACCTGCGAATCCTCCTACTACAGTCAATTGTCCTTGCATGGTAAGGTCCCCTGCAGATCCATCCAAAACTACTTTATTGGATCCAGCAACAATATCACCACTGGTTGCAATTGTGTTTGCTGTTAGAATGCCTGGAGTAGAAATGTTACCTGTTGATTGTGCTATGGATGCAGATCCAACAGCAACATCACCTTTCACTGTCAGATTGGCTGGTACAGCATCAGTGCCAATCGTAACTGCTTTTTCTGCATCCAGAGTTTCTTTGAGTGTTGTTGCTTGCTGTACTTCTAGTGTATCACGTAGGATGGTTGATCCACCTACATCCAATGAACCACCAATAGTAAAATCAGTATCAACTACACTGTAGTTAAATTTTGCATAAACTGAAATAGAAACATCTGGGTTATCAGAATATGCTACAATACTTTGATCACCTCTTACCTTGATATCTTTTCTTTGATAAGAAACTCTTGGTAGTAGATCTTGATTGTACTCAATGTATTGGTCTGAAGTAACCGCAGGTGCAACACTAGAATCAACAATAGCAATTCTAAATCTTGCGTTGCTAGAACTTTGGTTAGCAACAAACAAACTCAATAGAGCTTCTTCGTTTGATGGTACAGAGTAGATTGTGGTATTTGTTTTTACTGGATTCAGCATTGCTGCTGCTACAAATCCAGTAGCGGTTGGGTCAGCTTTAATCTGACCGTGCAAGACAAATGTAGTGCTCGCACATGTTGACCAGACAACTAGAGTCTGATTGTTACCGTAGTAGATCGTATCACTTTCGTAACTTTCACCTTCACCAATTTCATAATCATAGAGAATGTAGTTTTCTGGATTGAAGTCAAGAACTCCACCAGTGGATACACCGATCCTAACCCTAACAGGATAAGGGTCTTTATGTGTAATAACAAGTTTACCCTCTACGACCTTGCCTGCTTCTGCAGTGTGTAATGCGACTCTCGTTTTTAGGGGTGTTACAAGAGACGCTAAATATCCAAAGGTGGGATTAGACATCTGGTTGTCGCTATAGTCCTTCTGTGTTATACTTATTTATACCTGTCTACAATACTATGCCTAAACTGATTACTGGGTGCAATGGATTTATTGGTAAGAAGTTTGCAGAAAAACATAAACCATTCATTGGTGTAGAGGATTACAATGCATGGGCAATGCTTGAGAACTTCCATGGATGGAAAGACATTGATGAAATTATTCACATGGGAGCTATCTCTTCCACGACATGTACTGACGAAGAAAGACTTAATTGCTTTAACGTAGAATTTTCTATTAGATTATTTGAGATTGCTATCGAACATGGCATCCCAGTTAAGTATGCTTCATCTGCTTCTGTATATGGTAACAAGCATGATGGTGGACTAGATCCTCTCAACCTGTATGCAAAGTCAAAGGTTGCTGTAGATCTTTGGGTGTCTGAAAATATTGATAGGTTTGAGCTTATTCAAGGATTTAGATTCTTCAATGTATATGGTCTAGGTGAAGAACACAAAGGTAATCAACGCAGTCCTGTAAGCAAGTTTGCAGAGCAAGCAGTAGAGAAAGGTGTGATTGAAATTTTTGAGGGATCTGAAAAGATGTTCCGAGATTTTATATGGGTAGATGACGTTGTAGATATTGTAGATAACAATGGAGAAGAGTCTGGCATCTATGATCTTGGATCTGGTAGATGTTATTCATTCAGACAGGTAGCAGAAATTATCGCAAAAAAATTCGGGGCGGAGATCAAAGAGATCCCCTTCCCCGAACATTTGAAGGACAAGTATCAATACAATACTGTTGCTAATTTTAAGTGGGAGAACAAAGAGTTCATCTCAATTGAGACATACATCAGTCACCTTTCACTACTCGATAGGAATCAGAGTCAAAGTGTGTCGTAGAGAACTCATACATTTCCGTCTCTTCTAAACCTAACATCTGATGACGCAATAACCTGGGGACTTCAAATTTGTCTCCAGGTTTTAATATTACTGTATCTGCATCAGCAAAATCATCCTCATATCCATATACTAATTGTATCTTACCCGAGTGAATGTAGAATGTTTCTTCTTTTAACTGATGATAGTGCCAAGAACATTTCTTCCCTGGTTCAAAGAATAAAAGTTTTCCACAGTATTTGTCATTATTGACAATCCACTTTTCGTATCCCCAACCTTTAGGTACGTGTTTAAAAGAAGTCATTAGAATTAATTCCTTTGTCGTCAATAAAATAATCAGCGTGTGGTTTTCCCAGTATCAAATCGTGATACTTACATCCCCAAGTATTTAATTGTTCTCTGGTTAAGTCTGTTAGGAGTTGAGCTGCTTTCCAGGCTGCATCAGGATCTCCATCAAACCTACCCATTCCTCTAGCAGTGAAGTATACTATTGTATGACCTTCATCATACAACTTATTTATTTTATCAATTCTGGTATGCCAAGGTTGAGCATCTTCATAGTTTCTACCTACAGTTGGTGTGCAGATAGTATTATCAATATCAACAACGTATTTCATTTACATCATTTTGGGATAGGACATAGGTGCCGAAGTGTGTGACGGCAATTGCTGCTGCTTTATTTGCATATGGAATAGCACGATCAATAGTTCCTAAAAGCAGATAAAAATGAACTAATGTTGCTAGAAATGTATCACCAGCACCTGCTACATCAAATACAGGTACATTAATACCAGGAAAAGACATACCATCATAAGTACATCCCTGTGATCCTTTAGTCACAATCAGATTGGGGTAGTCTCCTTCTAACTTCTGTGCCTCCCTATCGTTAATCTTGATATAACACTCTTTGGGTAATCGAGTCTTCTTACTATCGATAAAGACAGGACCCTTAAACCAGTCTACCAGTTCTTGAATCTTTTCTTCAGAAAGGAATCCTTTGTTATAGTCAGAGATGACCATGACATCAAATTTTTCTGTTGGTAGATCCCATCCAAAATCTTCAGCTTGATCGTTCTCATCTAACCGCATGATCTGCTGGTTGGACTTGGAGTCTACGTATCGAGTCTTGGTAATTTGTGCTTTATGAGTCATCATGTATACATCGTTCCCAAAGGACACCAGGTTCTCTCTGACGTTATAAGCCATTCCTTTGGCACTTTCTACTCTATCATAAACCATAACTGGTACGGGCGCTTCAGGACTGATCCTGGTGACTGTGCCATACACATAATTATCGATACAGGTGTCACCGATAAGGAGTACCTTGAATTGTTTGGGTTGTGGAGTAGTCTCCTTGTCGATCAAAAAACCGAACTGATTTTGCATAGTGTGAACCTACTACTTCTTTTCCTTTCCAGTCGGAACCGACTACCATTGTATCAGGTTTAAGCGATTCCAGCAACTCCTCTAGTTCTTGTCTGGTATCAAACACATGAACTACATCAACATATCTGATGGCATCTAGCATCATCCGTCTATCGAATTGCGAAAAAATAGGTCTCTCGGGACCTTTCATTTCTGCTACCTTCCTATCGGAATCAATAGCAACAATGAGATAGTCTCCAAAAGACCTAGCGTACTTTAGAAGTTCGATGTGTCCAGGATGGAGCACATCAAAACATCCGTTTACGAAAGATATTTTCATTCGTTTGGTACATGAACAAGTTTCTGAATTTCTGGAAGATACATCCATTCAATATCACTCTTACTCAAAGTGTTGACTGCATCTTCGATTGTCTCGACCAGAGGGTCTCCACCAAGATTAAAAGAAGTGTTGAACAGAATAGGAACACCTGAAATCTTATCAAATGCATCAATGAGATTATAATAGTGTTCATTCTGTTCTGGAGTCACTGTCTGGATTCTGCAAGTGTTATCAACATGAATAACAGAAGGAATCTTTTCTTCTACTCCATCATGACACTTGACTGCATACATCATGTGAGGTGTCTCATCACGACCTGCTAGATCAAACCAGTCATGAACTGCTTCTTTCTTAATGGAACAAGCAAATGGTCGGAACCATTCACGGTGCTTGACTGCATTGACATGATCTTTACCATCTTTGATAGTAGGATCGAACAGAATAGATCTGTTGCCCAATGCACGAGGACCACCCTCGGAACGACCCTGATAGATTGTTACGATGCTACCTTCACGAATTAGTTTAGCAACATCATCATATGAAGTGTCGGTAACTTCTAGACCTTCTAGGTCTGCCTCGTAACCAGTAGGATCATATTGAGGACCATAATAAACAGACTCTTGCTTACTGGGTTTCTCGGTTTCCTTCAGTTTGTTGTAGACATATTTGGCTCCACCAATAGAAGTACCACCGTCATGTGAGATAGGCTCACAGTAGATATTGAGATCAGGAAACTCCTTCCAATACTTGTAGTTTGCAACGCAGTTGAGACCGTAACCGCCACAAATTACAATG